GGGCTCGATGGTGTGCCCTACGCGGCCCTCGGAACAAACCGCAAGGTCTATGCGTTCTACGGCGGCGCGTGGGCCGACATCACCCCTATTCGTGCGACGGGCGGCGTGACTTTTGACACGGTCAACGGAGCATTCCTGGTGACCGTGAACGATGTTGGCCATGGCGCAGTGCAGGGCGACTTTGTCACCTTCAGCAGCACCACAGGCAATCCAGGTGGCATTCCCAATGCTGACTTAAACCACGAGTTTGAAATTCAAGAGGTGCTCAGTCCAGATGAATACACTATCCTCTCCCCGACCCAAGCGACCTCCACGGCAGCGGCGACAGGAACGGCCACAGCGACCTACCAGATAAACGTCGGCGGTGACAAGAGTTATGTTGACTTCGGATGGGGCACCGGCACCTGGGGCTTGAGCACCTGGGGCACTCCTCGTCCAGCGTCCACCGCTTTGTCCCTGTTGGCCCAGGTCTGGCAGTTTGACAACTATGGCCAGAACCTCATCATGCAGCTGGTTGACGGCGGCATCTACGAGTGGAATCCGAGCAGCGGCCTCTCGGTGCGGGCCACGGCCATTGCAGGCGCGCCCACCAAGAGCAAGTATGCGCTGGTGTCGACCCCTGACAGGCACTTGGTGTGCTTTGGCACTGAGAGCACGCTTGGCGACCCGACCACCCAGGACCCGATGTATGTGCGGTTCTCTGCACAAGAGAACATCGGCGACTTTGTGGCCACTGCAACCAACACGGCTGGCGGCCAACGGCTCACGGACGGCAACGAGATCATCTCGGCGCTGCGCTCACGCGGTCAGATTCTGATTTGGACTGACACATCCATTCATGGCCAACAGTACCTTGGGCCGCCGTACACCTTCGGCTTTCAACAGCTGGGTGCCAACTGCGGCATCATCGGACCGCATGCATCTGCTGACGTGAACGGCGTGGCGTATTGGATGAGCAAGGATGCGTTCTTTGTGTTTGACGGTACGGTCAAAAAGATTCCCTGCACCGTGCAGGACTACGTGTTTGACGACTTGAACATTGTTCAGGCAACCTCCGTGAACGTGGGCATCAACACCCAGTTCAACGAAGTGACCTGGTTCTATCCGTCTCTGAGCAGCGACTATGTCAACCGCTTTGTGACCTACAACTACCTTGAAAATGTCTGGTCAGTTGGAACAATGGCGCGCACAGCGTGGACCGACATCGGCACCTTTGAAAAACCTTTGGCAGCCAAGTACGATCCGCTGGACAACGAAGCCACTATCTCCACGATTTATGGCCTGACAGCTGGCCGCAGCCATCTGTACAACCAGGAAGACGGCGTAGACGGAAATGGCGAGCCCATCGACGCCTATGTGTACTCGGGCTACTTTGACCTGGGGGACGGCGACAGCATGATGTTCATGCAGAAGTTCATCCCGGACTTCAAGCGGCAGGTTGGCAACATCACCGTGCACTTGCGCATGCGCGCCTACCCGCAGGCCCCTGCAACGGCCAGCTCGTTGGACCCGTATGTCATTGCACCTGACACGCAGTATGTCAGCACGCGTGCTCGCGGCCGGCAAATTCAACTGCGTATTGAGAGTGATGAGCTGGGCGGATGGTGGCGTTTTGGCACGATGCGTGTTGACCTCCAGGCGGACGGCTTGCGATGAGCAAGATCAACAACGTCCGTCTGCCCAACGCGTCGCCTCAATACGATGCGGCGCAGTTCAACCAGCTCGTGCGCTCGCTCGAGCAGGTTATCTTTCAACTCAACAACACATATTCTCCAGCAGTCACCGAAGACAAAGACTCAGCATACGCGTGGTATGGAGATGGCGGAGGATTTATGGACACCACCGGATTGCCAGTACCGATTTCAATTGGCGGCACCAACACGGATGCATTTGGCCGTTTGCGCGTCAGCGAGCCTTACACGCTGTTTGACAGCCAAAACAGGTATGCCTCTGATAACCAGTTTGACACCTCGACATCAGGCACCGGCTCTGTAACCTTCAACGCCAACCAGGCAAGTAACACCTTGGCTGTTACCGCTGGTGGTGTGGGGTCCGTGGTCCGTCAGACGTTCCGCTCGTTTCCGTACCAGCCCGGTAAAGGCCTGTTGGTACTTGCAACCTTCCTCATGGACAACGGAACATCGGTCAACTTGAACCAGAAGGTCGGATACTTCAACACGCAAAACGGCGTGTTCTTCCAGCGCACCGGTGGTACCAACTCCTTTGTTGTTCGCTCGTACACCTCGGGCATGGCAAGCGATGCGCGGGCCGTGGCCCAGTCTTCGTGGAACGGGGACAAGCTCAACGGCACTGGCCCAAGTGGTATCACCTTGGACCTGACCAAGCCTCAAATCCTTTGGATGGATTTTGAGTGGCTAGGTGTTGGCTCTGTGCGCTGCGGCTTCATCATTGATGGCCAATACATCGTCTGCCACACTTTTGACACGGCAAATGAGTTTGGGACCACCGTCTACATGACGACTGCCATCTTGCCAGTGCGCTATGAGATCACGACCACCACGGCTGCTGTTGCAGCGTCACTGACGCAGATTTGCTGTTCAGTCGTGTCTGAAGGCGGCTTTGAGCAGACGTCGATTGACCACGTGGCGCGTCGCACAACAGTTTTCACCAACATTGACACGACTGCAACTTTCTTCCCGATTGTCTCCATCCGTCTGGCCTCTGGCCGTACAGGCGCTGTTGTGTTGCCCAACCGTGTGCAATTCTTGCCAATCACGAACCAGAACTACGAAGTGGTGCTGCTCAAGAATCCTACCTTGACGGGCGCGACCTGGGCTGCCACTGTGCCATCAGACACCAACGTGGAATTCGATGTGGCGGCAACGGCAATCTCAGATGTCGGCACGATTGTGCAAACAGACTATGTGACCAGCAGCGGCAGCGCCGGGGTCAGCCAGACGAGCCTGCCCAATGACTACAACTGGGACTTGCAACTGGGCGCGTCACTGGCAGGTGTGAGTGACATCTACACCATGGCTGTGCGCACTGTTGACGGCGCAACCAAAGGCAGTGGCGTTGGATCAATCTCGTTCTACGACCTGACGCAGTGAGGCACAGATGGCAAATAAATATTTTCGCAAATACTCAATCCCTGCAGCGGCAACGCCCACGGCCTTGTACACCGTCCCGTCAGCCAATTCGGCTGTCGTGCGGTCTCTGCGTGTGACCAACACCGGCACCGGCGTGGCGGCCATCACCGTCACCCATACCGGCACGGGTACCACCTACTATTTGCAGAAGGACCGGTCGTTGACGGTCAACACGACTTTTGATGTTTTTAATGGTATTCCCTGCGTCCTGGAGACGGGGGATGTGCTCACGGTCACCTCAAGTATCGCTGGCGTGCACTTTTATCTGTCCTATCTTGAGATGGACAGAGCGTAATGAGTGGACAAAACTTGACTTTTTGTTGGATAATTTCAGCCATTAACGCGTCCTTTCCCGGCGCGCAGCCCACCATGAGGCTCTTGGCAAAAATTGGAAAGGACTACCATGGCAAATGAAGGAATCATGGCCCTGCCTCAAGGCATGGGCATGCAGGGCGAAGAAGCCCAACAACCAACCGTCACGAGCGCTGACTCGTATGACGCCGCGCAAACTGCGCTTGGCATGGTCAACCCTGGCGAGCAAGCCGCTCTGAAGGAGGCCATCCGCCAAAACATCGGTGACCTTCAACTCACGCCCGAGCAGATTGACCTGCTCATCCAGATTTTTGAATATGTCAGCCAAAACCCTGGCGACTACAAGAACCTCTTGCAAAAGATGCTCGAGGCAGGTGCCCTGGACCCGGGCGACATGCCTGAAGAATACGATCCTGAGTTCATCGGTGCAATGCTCGCAGTGCTGCAAGAGATGCGGCAGATGCAGGGCGCGGGTGCCCAGGAGCCAATGGACCTGTCTCCCGTTGTCGAAGGTCTGCAGCCCATGGGCATGGCCAAGGGTGGCCTGGCCGATGTAGGTCAATACCTTGCAGCCAAGGGCCGTGGCGGCGACAGCATCCTCGCACACATCACTCCTGAAGAAGCCGAGATGCTCAAGCGTCGCGGCGGCTCAGGCACGATCAACCCTGCCACTGGCTTGCCTGAATTCAAGGGCGGCGTTGTGGGCAAGGTGGTTGGCGCGGTCAAGTCCGTTGTCAAGTCCGTCACCAGCGTCGTCAAGAAAGTGCTCCAGAGCCCTGTTGGACGTGTCCTGGGCACCATTGCACTGGCCACGGTCCTCGGACCAGCAGGCGTGGGCCTTTCCATGGGCACCGCAGCTGGTCTTGCTGGCGCGGGCACGACGCTCATGGCCGGCGGCTCTGTCAAGGACGCCTTGATCTCTGGCGCGATGGGCTACATCGGCGGTGGCGGCACGATCATGGGCGTGAGCCCTGTTGCCTCCCTTGGCCAATACTTGCCAGGCGCAGCTGGTGGTGCGTTGAACACGGGCCTGTCCACCGGCTTGATCGGCGCAGGTATCGGCAAACTGGGCGGCATGAGCACCCAAGATGCTTTGAAGATGGGTTTGACCTCCGGCGCTACCGCAGCCGCCTTGGCAGGCCTGAAAGACACGAGCCTTGGCCGTACTCCCACAGAGCAGTCAGTGCGTGACGATGTCTTCCGCCGTGCAATGGCTGGTGACCAAACGGCAGCTGAAATGGTTCGGACTGGTGACTATTCAGGCGCTATCAAAGCCGTTGGTCCTGCTGGTCCTGCCGGCACTACCGGTACCGCACAAGACCTGCTTGCCAGTCAAGGAAACGTCAACAACGCTTCTTCCTCCTACAACCAACTGCAGTTGCCTCCCGGGGCCGCTCCAGAGCCTGGATATACCGTGGCGGGCGCACCGGCACCTGGCGCAGCGGTGCCCAACAACGCTTCTTCCTCTTACACCCCACTGCAACTGCCCCCTGGCGCAGCTCCAGAGGCAGGGTACACCGTTGCGGGCGCAGAAAACCAAGGCTTCTTTGACAAGATGGCCACGGGTGCCAAGAACCTGTACAACGAGTACCTCTCGCCCAGCCGTCCTGGCTTGCCGGCAGATGCGGGCATTCTCACCAAGTACGGCCCCTTGGCATTGGCAGGCACCGCCGCTGTGGCGGCCACTGGTGGCATGCAAGGCTCGCCCTCTAATCCGAATCCTGCGTTCAACCGCGCTTACACGGGTTCTGACTACATGCGCGACAACCCCAACCAGTTCTCTGGTGGTTTGAGCAGCTACACCCGCCCTGACCAGCCTGCCAGCCCGATCGTGCCAACGCCTTCGTATGGCTCGATCCCAATTGGCCAGCCTGGTGTGGTGATGCCTGGTGGCGTGACCTTGAATCCTGCTGGCGTGGCGCAGCCTTACAACGTCGCAGGCTTGTACGGCATTCCGCTCATCTACGACGCCAACGGCCAGCCTCGTCGCATGGCCAAGGGCGGTGATGCCAAGATGACGCATTTCCCCCGCAAGAATGGACCGATCAACGGCCCTGGCACGGGGACTTCGGATGACATCCCGGCGATGCTGTCTGACGGTGAGTTCGTGTTCACGGCCAAGGCTGTGCGCAACGCCGGAGGGGGCAGCCGTCGCAAAGGCGCGGCTCGCATGTATAAATTGATGAAGAAGCTCGAAGGCGGCCCAGTTTAAGGGGAAATAAATGGCAGACGAAACAGTCACCCAACAGATAGTCCGGGAAGCCCCGGAGATTGAAGCGTATAAGCTCAAGCTGCTTCAAGAAGCCCAGAAACTGGCCTTCAACCAAGCACCGGGTGCGCAAACCCTTGCACAGCAACTGCCCAGCTACCAGATAGCTGGCTTTTCGCCTGCACAGCAAGCTGCCATCAAAGCCGCTGAAACTCAAGGCATCGGGGCGTTCACGCCCTACATGACCGCCGCCAACCAGGCACTGGGCGGGGCATACAAGACCACTGGCGAGGCTGCTGATGTCTTGCGTGGCGCTGACACGCGCCAGCAGTTCACCGATGCTCAAAAGGCCATGGGCCAAGCAGCGGGAGCCACCGGCAACATCACCTCTGGCATTGGCCAAATCAACCAGGGCCTGGGCTACCTTGACCTGGCAGCGCAGCGTGCAGCAGCATCTGACACCACTGGTCAGTTTGGCGCGGCGCGTCAAGACCTGAACACGGGCCTCGGATCACTGGCCACGGCCCAAAACATGGCTGCCATGTCCAGCCAGGCCAACTTGCAGCCTGCAACGGCAGCGATTGGCCAAGGCATTGGTGGCCTGACTCAGGCCCAGCAACTGGCGCTTGGCTCAGGCGCAGCCAACTTTGGCGGCTCACAGGCCCTGATGGCCGGCGCATCTCAGGGCTACGACCCACGGGCCGCGCAGAACTTCATGGACCCCTATCGTCAGCAGGTCATTGACGAGACCATGCGTCAGATGGATCGCCAAGGTGCGATCGCTGGCCAAGGCTTGGCAGCGCAGGCTGTCAGGTCTGGTGCGTTTGGTGGCGAGCGTGAAGGCGTTCAGCGCGCTGAGATGCAGCGCAACATCATGGACCAGAAGGCGGCCACGATTGCCAACCTCTTGTCTCAGGGCTACAACCAGGCACAGGCCAATGCCATGGCCACGTTTGAGCAGCAACAACAGCGTCAGATGCAGACGGGTTCTGCCATTGGCCAGCAAGCTGCGCAACAGGCGCAACTGGGCCAAGCAGCAGCGGGCCTCTACGGCAACCTGGCTCAAAACCAAGTGGCCGCTGGCCAGGGTCTGGGCCAGCTCGGTGTGCAGCAAGCACAGCTGGGTCAGGGCGCAGCAGGTCAGTACATGCAGGCCGCGCAGCAGTACGGCAACCTGGCTTCTCAAGGCGGCGCTTTGGCTGGCCAAGAGGCTTCGATCAACCAGAACATCGCCAACCTGATGATGCAGCAGGCTCAGGCCCGCAACCAGGCCGCTCAAACGGCAGCGGGCATCTACGGTCAGCAGGCACAACAGTTCCAGGGCCTTGGCCAGGGTATCGGTCAGCTCGCTACGCAGCAGTTTGGTATCGGTCAGCAGCAAGCCCAGGGCCTTGGCCAACTGGCTGGTCAGCTGGGCCAACTCGGCGTGCAGCAAGGTGCTTTGGGCCAAACCGCTCAGGCTTTGCAGCAGGGCGACATCAACTTCCTGTACAACGTCGGCCAGGCTGGCCAAGCGTTCAACCAGCAGACGCTGGACGCGCAGCGCGCCAACGAGTTGCAGAAGGTCTATGCACCGTATCAACAGGCCGGTTTCCTGTCCGACATCTACAAGGGCGCACCGTCCTCACAGATGTCCACACAGGTGCAAAGCCAGCCGACTGCAAGCCCATTCCAGCAAGCCGTGGGCATTGGCCTTGGTGCCGTGGCAACTGCCGCTGGCGCGAAGAAGGCTGGTCTTTTCTAAGAGGTCAATATGAACAAAAAAATGATGAGCGAAGACGACGACATCGAAAACGTCGGAATCATGCAGGGCTTCATGGACTCCATGTCCGATGAGGGCGATGACGAAGGCGAAGGCGAAGACCCGGAAATGATGATGGAGCGTCGCCCTGACTCTCCTGAAATCCTGATGAACAACCTGCGGGGCGACATGCGCTCTGTTGACGCTCGTCGTGACGAACTGGCTGACCTCGTTGGGTACAAGGCCG